GTACTACATGAGGTGGTATCTCACCACGAACATGAGTAAATAGATAATCTACATCATCTATATCTTCTATACTGCCTTTTCTGTGTAAGTCAGCATAAGGTAGAATCGCCCAGTCGTGAAGATAAAAAGTTTCAGTTATAACTTTTACTTTCGGATTGAGTTCTTCTGTAACTCTTTTTAAATTTGTAAAAAAGGTATGATTCTTTTTTGTAGCTTCATGATTACCGTCAAATATAATCGTATCTACACTAACATCTTTTACAAAATCAAAATATAGAGTAAGCTCGTCCATAGAGGGGACTCGGTCAAACAAATCCCCTCCAATGATATGTAAACTTATATCATGCTCATCTATAGCGTCTTGTACTTGTTGGAAGAATAACTTATACCTGGAACAAGCCCAAGGTACAGGTACATTCTTTTGTCCTAACTTTATATGCCAATCTGCTGTAAATAAAATCATGCTACGAAGTCTTCTCCTGGTTGCCATTCACAACCTGTTAGTCCACCTGCTTTGAGTGCCTGTAAAGTTCTAAGAACTTCATTTGCGTTTCTGCCTGTGTCTAGAGCGTTTACTGATACATGCTGAATTATATCGCCACCATCGACAATATAAGTTGCTCTGTAACAAACTCCTTCGTTTTTATTAACTATCTCTAGTTCTTCAGAAAGAGAGAGTCCGCAGTCAGCTACTAGCGAGTGCTTAATATCCTGAATAAGGTCATTATCCTCTTTCCATGCAAGTTTACAAAATTCGTTGTCGCCACTAAATCCGCATACACTTGCTTCAGATACTAGCATATCCATACCCGCTATTTCGGTAGGACATATAAAAGTGAAGTCTTTTGGGTAAAAGTAAAATACTTTCCACCCTTCAAAGTCATCTCTTGTTACTATACCTATACTATTATCGCTGTCAACACCTTGTAATTCAAAGTATGGAAACTCTTCTCCTACACCAATCATGATACATCGAACTCCTCTGAGACTTCATCAGAAACCTCATCTTGCTGATTGTTAATTCTTCTTAACAATTCAAGCTGTGCATCAGCAGTTGGTCTTGGTAGAACATCGTCCATGGACTTTAGATTTGCAACTAAGTCTTTCTCCCAGTCTTCTAGTTCTCTCGGTTTGCACTTTAGAACTTGTAGTTGGTACTCAACATTAAACACCTGTGGACCTGTCTTCTTTCTCTTGAAATGAATGTCGTATCCTGTAACAGGGTCTGTTGGGTCTCCTAACTCTTCCATAGCTACTATCATTTGGTCAAACAGTTTTCTTTTTAAATTAAGAACTTTTACCTGTTTGTCGGCGTAGTCTATGCACTGGACGGCGTATGACCACCCACATTTTAAGTCAGGATAGAAATCTCGAACATGGTCATGTTCTTTGTTGTTAAAGGTCTCAGAGTTTCTATCAAAAGATAAACACTCCATAGGAATATTTTTATTATTCTCGCCTTTAATCCAATAGACATATCTAGGTAATAAATCACCCACCATTCTTAAGTGGTGGTCTTCCTTACCTGCATAGTTATAAGTTTCGATTTTTTCTTTTTGGGCTGAGCCCTTGGTTTGGTTGAATCCAATTGCCATTTTATTTTTCTCCTTGTGTCTCCTCGAATAAAAAATGAATCCTACCTTCTTTTATTTCGAGCAGTCTATTTGCTTTTATTATATCTTCTGAAATTGGACATTCCAGAAGTCCTAATGTGGTGTCTTTACTATTAACATAGTTGTGATAGTTGCGAAATGATGCGACACCTGCATACTCCGCCACCTCTTTATCACTATATGACCGACCTATCTCCATCAAATCTTTAGGATTCGTGAGAAATGATTTGCCACCAAAACGATACTTATAAAATTTAAAAGTCTTATCGTAATAGTTTTTCGGTTGGATTTTGTATGTAATAATTCTAAGGATTGTGATTATATCACCAACATTTCCTTTGCTTATTTTTACAATTTTATCCCAGTTATATAGTAACATATATTATATCAAATTTTTGAGTTTGTGTCAAGACTTATTTTTCAGAGCTCTGCTCCTTACTCCTGTTTAGGATTTTTTCAGCGTCCTCAGGTGCAAGTGTAGCGTGAACGCCTTGCATCGCCATGTCTACAAGCTTACCTTGGAAGATGTAACTTCCACAGTGCATTAGTTCTATCATAGGCATTGCCCATATGTTAATACCTATCTTATTACAATATTCCGAAAACATATAATCCTCACTTAGATATCTGTTTTGGTCATTTATAATACAGTCAAAGAAAGCATGTATTGTTTCATCTCGTTGAAAGTCTCCTTCACGAATATGGTCAGGAGTGTATTCTAGTTCAGGATATGCTTCTGCATACTCTTTGAATACAGACTTTTCTATTAACATAAATCCAGTTGCTCCTTCTTTTATTTGTACAGGTTCAAACACTGGCGCTTTACCGTCAGGGTATGCGTCAGGTAGGGGATTAAATACCATATCTCCTGCAACTTTTGATAACAACTCAGGATTCTCCTCAATATGTGGGTTTCCTTGTTTTGCCACATGGAGAACTTTCTCCCATGCAATAGTTTTCTTTGGATATAATCCACATAATACTCTTATGTCCTCTCTAGTTGCCATAGTATGTAATAAATACATTAAATCCATAGCTCTCCAACATATATCACTATCAATAAATAATAAGTGAGTTGCATCGTCATTTTTTAGAAAGTTTGCAACACAGTAGTTTCTAGCTCTAGTAATCAAAGATTCATTAAACAGATAGTAAATCTGTGACTGAATACCATGATTCATAAAGACAGCTGTAGTGTCCATAAGAGATTTAGTGTATAATCCGTGACACATACCGCCATACATCGGAGTGCATATCATAATATTCATCTTCTGCATTTTTGGTATATCTAGTTCAATTCTCATTTGTTTTTCACTCATAATACATTTACCTCGTATCCTTGTTTCATGTAATAGCCCATTCGAGCACTAGCTTGTCGGGCTGCTGTTTTACCTTTTAGATGTATATCTACAACTACTGGTTGTTTCTTTCCATCTATCTTTCTTATTATTCTACCTATTAACTGTGTTAGTAGGGGGTCGTTATTAACTGGTGTTCCCAATACTAAGCAACTTAGTTCGTTGATAGAAATACCTTCAGAGAAAATTGCTTGTGTTCCAAATAATATTTTTTTCTCATTTTTTATTTTCTGCATAGTTCTTTCTCTTTCGGCAAAGTCCATATCCCCTGTTATCGAAACTGCACTATCTCCTACTAGGGCAGCACAGTTTTTTAAAAATTTTACTCTATCTGATACAACCAGGACTTTATGCCCCTCTGCTGCATAGCGAGCTGCTATCATAGCAACCCCATGTACATACTCCGCGTCCATCGTTAAGTGATTTATTCGTTCTGCCCAAGGGGTGTAACTACCATCTAAAAAGCGAATCTCTGACTTGAGAATATCCACTTTTGGTGTAAGATAGTTTTCTTTTGGTGGTTTCATTACATTGTTACCGAAATAATCACGGAAAACAACATGTCTGCCATCTTTTCTTTCAAGAGTTCCAGTAAGTCCTATCTTATAACGACACGGCATTTCATCTACAATCCTGGTAAAAGTTGGACTGCTGACATGATGCATTTCGTCAAGTATAAGAGTCCCGAACTCCTTTTTTATTTCGTCCATACGACGGTATAAAGTCTGAATATTCCCGCAGACGATAGGAGCATCTATATTGAACATTCCACTACCTATTCTCCCTGCTGTATATCCAAAGCATTTTTTCACCTCTTTTTCCCACTGATTTCGTAGGTTAGTCGTGTGAGTAACTACAAGTGTTTTTTGACCAAGCTTTCCCGCTATAGCTAAACCTGTAAATGTCTTGCCCCAGCTTACCCATGCGTTAATTATACTATTGTCTTGTACTTCATCATAAACTGCTTTCTGGCTTGGTCGTAAGTCAAACTTAAAGTCAGGGTGTTCAATTTCATTTACCACTCGTTTATCTACTACTTCGTAATCTGATGGGATTAAATCTTCTCTTCCCATAGGTATGGACACTAAACCCTCTCTAACATATCTAAATGTTTTGAATACGATAGGTGGGTCACTAGGTATTCGAGGAGCAATACTATAAGTCAGTTCTCTTTCTAAATGATTAGTTTGTTCTTTATTTACGGAAAGATATATTCTATTGTTAAGTACTGCTTTCACGAATCAGCCTCCTCAATCCTGAACTAGAAAAAGAATGTTGTCTATTAGTATAATATATTTCGTGTAGTCCTTTACCAGTAAAATGTTTATCTGCCCAATCTTCTCCTATAAATCTTAAATGTATATGTGTAGATTCTAGTAAATCTATAAGACTTTGTTCTGTGTCGTATGGTATAATTTCATCTATGTACTTTACTGCGTTTAGTTGAATAAATCTTTCATAAACAGATTGCACTGGTTGATTCTTCTCTTGTCTATCAATACTTGGGTCTGTTTGTAACCCTACAATTAGATAGTCGCAATTTTCTTTTGCTTCTTTAAACATTACAATATGACCTGCGTGTAGCAAGTCAAATGCCCCACAAGTAAATCCTATTTTCATGTTAGTTCTGTCATGTAATTCCAATCTGCTATTCTCCATTCATTTTGTACTCTAGGGTGGTTATTGTCCCAAGGACTACTCCACCCTGTCTTTTTCTTTCTTTCTTTTACATGGGTAGGCAACATATCTCCCATTACTTCTCTAAGTAGATACTTATATGTGCCTGTATCCCAGCCAAATCTTTGTGTAAATTTTGTCATTCCATCAAATTCGTAACAATACCTCACAAAGTTTTGACCTAAATATACAGGTCTACTTTCCATACCGAACATTCCACAAGTCTGGTCTGTTGCCAATATATTTTGTTCAGAAGTAATTAATAAGTCTGATATTAACATATTATTCCACTTATCATCAGAAAACTCTATATTTGGAAACCATTTTGCTTTCTTGTAATATTTTAATTTTTCTTCGCAGTATCCTTCTAACCAATACTTATGATGATGTAAATAACCAGAAAATAATTCATCTGCACTATCTCCTGTAAGTATTACTTTGCAACCATCTTTTGCTGCTTCTTTACATAAAAAATATCTTGGTACTCGTCTATTTCTATCTGACCAAGGAAATCTTGCATTATTTAACCATCGTCTATCATAGTCATAAATCTGGTCTTGTTGCAAGACTAATATTTTGTGTTTTACACCCCATTCTTTACAAGTTTGTGCAGCTAATCTTGACTCCTCTCTAAACCCATGATGGTCATGATACAGTCCTTTTGTTTTATCATAGGCACATATGTATACTGTTAAATCTATATCCATATCTTTTACTACTGATAAGGCAAAAGTACTATCAAAACCTCCGCTGAGAAACAAACCTGTCTTTTGTCTATTGTATGCAATCTTTTGTATATTAGATATTAGTCTTGTTCTAAAGTCTGCTTCATTAAATGGATTGCTTTTTATTTTAAAACTGTTCCAAAGATTTTTAAATATAATTGTATTTTTATTAAAATCAAATATTACATACTCGCCTGGTGCAACTTTTAATACATCTTTATAAGGGCTTTCATGTCCTTGTAATAGTGAGTTTACTATAAATCCTTGCTTTACTTGTTTATTTTCTTTTAAGTCAGTCAAACTTCTTAGACTTGTAGTAACTGTAACATTTTTACCTTTTTTATGTACCCATAATGGTTTTGCTCCAAAGTGGTCTCTACAAATGACTAGTTTTTTCTTTTCAGGTTGATACCATGCTAAACTTCCATGCCAATCATTCCACTCTAAAAACTTGAATCCATATGTTTCAAGTCCGTCTGCAAGATACTTTGTATCATTTTGTATGTTTGTATCATACATTTCCCCATTAAATACAAGGTAATTATTCTTTTTAGTTTTATATGGTTGTAGTTGTTTTTTACCATTAATATCTAGTAGAGCATGAGCCATGGCTATATGCTTATCTTTCCACATACCCATTGCATCGGGACCACGGAACTGTTGTCGTTCCATCATCTTACTACAGTTATCAATATCTGTTGTTACTACAAATCCACACATTATTCTACTACTTTAAAACTTTGTATTGTATCTATTTGTAAATCTTCCCATTTTTTAAATTCTACATCATAACATATCACAGTATCTCCACTCTGATTTTTTATATGATTTGGAATATCCATATACTTCTCATTTAAAGTGTACTCTCTATCATATATTTTGCCTGATTTTAAACTCTGAAACTCAATTAATACTATATTTGTTTCTAACTTATCTCTTAACTTTTGTATGTCAACCATCTCCATAACCTCTCGTGATAGACATATGCCAATATCTTGACAATACTGTCTGCTACAGCAATACCTGCTGCTAGTTCATAACTTCCCGTTACAAGTAACGCTATTATCGCAGTAATACTCATTGCTATTAACCGCCATGATAACGCCTTGTACCAGTCTCTTAAATTTTTCTCCATGTATCTTTTTTCTTCTCCTCACAATATTCCCAGATTTTCCAAGGAATACCTTTCTGATATAATACACCTGCCCAACTACTGCCCTCTTGTGGAGGTCTTGCCTCTACAAAAGGAAAAGGCACATCTTTTAACCACACTACTGTTGCAATATCTTTTCTTTCTACTTTACGAATCTTATGATATTTTAGTGGTGTTGTTTTAGTTTTTTCATCGTACCAATACTCTCCATTGGTATCTATAAAATGTTTTCCCCTGTGTTTCATCATACCTACTTCATCGTCTACTTGATATCGAAGCGGATATATACTTTTCATTGGTGTTTGCAATCTTCTCATACCAATAGTTGCTCCACTCATATTTTTATCATCAACTACTTGGTCACCAATAAGCACTAGCCCATCTATTTCTTCTGGCTCCTCTGACAAAACATAAATTGGAAATTTAATTTTTTGGTTCATAATACATATATTTCTTTGCAAATCCACCCGCTAGTTCTTCATAAGACATATCAAAACAAGACAGTTTTAATAATACTCTTTCAGAAGCTAATGGTGCTACCCTGTGTTCTTTTGAGGTATCAAATATTGCCATATCATAGTGATAAGACCCATCTCTATACTCTATAGGGTCATTTCCGAACAGTTTCCATATAACTGCCGATTTTGTACCCTTATCTACATGCCAGTCTAAATAAGTTGTTGGTCGTAAAAAGATGAATTTAATATTAAATCTACCTCTTAAATTAAAATTATTCTTTATTTCTCTTTCTATAACAGAATTATTCCAAGGAGCATAATGATAACCCCACACTTCTTTACCCTTATAGAAAAATTTCTTTCTAGGTAAAGTATATGCTACTCTTTCTAAGTATTCTTTGTCTAATTCATACTTAATATGTAGACAATTATTTGGAATCTTTTCTAATTTGTGTGGCACTTATATCCTCTATTTCTTTGTCAAAATGTTCTTGTTCAATAGTATACCCTACTTTTCTGCCATATGTAATATTTACTATATTTGGCACTATTTTTATATCTACTATACCTGCTAATCGTGCAAGTTTTTCTCTTAAGTTTGCATATACTTCCTGTACAGCAAAGGGGTTATTTTCTCCCCACATCATTGTTCTAATTTGTACTTGTACTTGTGGAGCTTTCTCCATACACCTTTCTAGTAAAGCTTCGTGTCCTTCATGCCAGGGTTGCCATCTACCAAGCATTTGTACTGTTGGTAACTCATCTTCCCATATCTTATTGCCTATCGCCCAACATACATCAGTAGCATTATCATCTTCCCACTCATGTATATCGAAATCATACTCCGTCCACTCAGGCCACTCAAATATTTGGTTAGTATCTTCATACTTACTTTTTACTACTGTTGACATGAATATTGTTAGGTCTGCATCAAATTGTTCTCTTGCCGATTTGTATGGGCATATAAAATCTACTAATGCTATTTTACCACTATCTGATACTGCATTTGCTTTATTCAACATTCTTCTAAACTGTCTCCAACGACCCTGTTCTGAGAAATCCCAGTCATCGGCTTCGTGGCGCATTTGGTCTGCGTTTATGTGGACAACTCTATCTCCCATTATCCACTCAATTCCTTCACAAAGGGTAGTCTTTCCCGCTCCAGACTGCCCAAAAATTAAAACTTTCATTTCAATAAATCCTTATAATTTTTTCCTACTTTTACTTTCAACCATGCATTTTCTGCTACTTGTTTTGCTGCCTTATATTCTATACATTTACTACATTTATTACAAGGTAACCATCTCTTATCATCTTCTACTTGCACTGGTTGCATACAAGTCCATGTAAAATCAAGTAGTCTAGGATATTTTCTCATAATAAATGAGTATATCTCTGACTTTGTATTATGTTCAAATGGGAATAACATAAGGGGTGTTTTTAGTTTCTTTTCCCATGATAATCCATGTATTTCCCACTCTTGATTTTTTATCATTTCTATACTTCTTTGAACATTTTTTAACATTCCACGCTGTTGACCACTATCATCTGTATTCGTACCAAATATTATATCTTTTATTTCCCATTGTGGATTACCTACAATTATTTTTACTACATTATCAATATTTATAAATCCTGCAGGTATATTTATACTTTTCATAGGTATAGTATTAGTACTTAATATAAATGGAACTTTAAAGTAATCTGCTCCTTTTCTAGACGCAAGTACCATAGCTTGAGTTCCAGGAACATCTGCTACTATATCTGTCCATACTAGAGGTTTTCTACCTGTATCAACTGCCCATGCTAGAGCAGCCATACTCTCTAATCCTCCACCATGTGGTATAACTGTATCTATATTGTCAAAATTAGCACTACCTTCTAGTGTTTCTCTATCTTTGAAATCAATATAAGTTTTAGGCTCCATAATAAAACTCTTTAAAATCTTTCTTGTAGTATTCGTATACTAACTCTTTATTCTTATCTGTCCACTCGTGGTCACGCTGATTACTGATATTCATTTTTACTTCTTTCAAATTCAATCTTTTCCAGATAGTTCTTTCTTCTAGTTTATGAATTTCTACTCCTGGTCTTACCCAAGTCCATTGCGGTTTCATAATAATACTAGGGTCAAAAGAAGGTTTCATGATATGTAATTCATACAGTGCATCTTTATCATCTATACACTTGTTCCATCTGCCTTCTTGCATACTTGCAATAGCACGAGGCACCCATTGTTTAAAGGGTGTATCAATCAATGATATATCTACTAAATGACTCCACGCACTACGAAATCTATTATATGGGTGACGCACTTGTGCAACATATTTCCAGTCTGGATATTGTAACGCATACTGGTCATAGGTAGCATGCATATTACCCACATACATCCAATGTGGTGGAGAGTTTCTCCAGCCTCGTAAGTAGTGAGTTCCAAATCCTTGTTGCCAAGTCTGACTTGAAAATCTAAACTGTGTTATTCCATATTTCTGATTATACGCATTAGTTACAGATGTTCCACCTGTCTTTGGTATGTGTATAAATATTGTTTCATTTTGGCATATCATATCTATTTATATTACAAGGTATATATACTTTTTCTTTCTCACCATTTCCTAGCCTCTTTATTTCCTGCTCTTTGTGTTTTATAACTTCTTCAAGCTCTTTGGCAGTTGCTTTCCATTTATTCTTTCTGTCTTTAATTTCATCTAGTTCATACTCTAAGTCTTCTATCCTATCTTGATATTCTACTCTAGTTTTAGTAAACTGTGCTCTAACTAACTCTTGTATACCTATCCAAAGTTCTTTATTTACAGCAGATTCTTTACAAAATATTCTTAGAGCCTCACTCTGGTCGCTTTTCTCCCATGCGTCTTTGTGTTTACTTAAGTCTTCACATTTAATACCAAAAATATTTGCTCCTGGGTGATGCCTAAAATGATTTGCTTTATCTTGACATATTGTAAAATTCATACGCCAACCACATTTAGTGCAAGTATACATTTGGTGAGGAACTTCATCATTAGGGTTATCTAAAGTATACAGTATATTATCTTGTCCTAGTGCTTCAGATGCCATATAACTTCTCAAACTTTCCTAAACTGTAATCTTCAGCTACATCAAAGTCACACCCAATCGGGGTTCCTGGCACAGAAAGACCACGGTCTCTCTGTATACATTCTTGTAGTTTTGTACAGTATAATTCTATTTCATCTTCAGGAACTTCTGCTAATACAGAGTCATGAACAAGTGCAAATATCTTTGACTTCATTCCTGTTTCGACTATATACTTCTGCATCTCTATCGCTCCAAGTAAGTTTACATCACTTGCTACGGACTGAACGAGAGCATTTACACCACTACGAACTTCA